ATTTCTGGTATGGCACGACAGTAACGAGACCAGATCAGGAATACGCATGGTTTGAATCCGGCACTTATAACTGGTTTTTGAGTATCGAACCGATACTTGAGGATTTCGGCAAGTTTGGGGCAATGGTGAAAACGGCACCGCCATGGATTATTGTCGGAGCACAGACAGGGCGGTCAAAGAATAAGGTCATTCCAGAGTTTGAGTGGATTAAGAATCTGGTGCTTACTGCAGATACGTTTGGAATACCAATTTTTATGAAAGACAGCCTGATTCCGATTGTTGGAGAAAAGAATATGCGGAGGGATTTTCCGAAGCAGCTCCTTGAAAAGTCGATCAGTGAGAAAATGCAGAACAAGCTCTATGAAGCGTGCTCTGAGTGCGGGAAAGTGCTTCGCAAGAACCAGATGGTTGCATTGATGGCAAGATCAAAAAGAGGTACACCAGCTAAACAGTATGCCTACCTGTGCAGGGCATGCTTTGAGAACAGTTGTAAAAATATGGGGGTTGAACTCCCAAAACTTGACTATATGGAGGATTAAAAGATGAGTAACAATGCAGAAAACAGATTTGAAAATAACGCAGTAGTATTAGCAGGAGAAGTTGCAGGAACACCGGTATACAGCCACGAGGTGTACGGAGAAGGATTTTATGTTTTTGACATGAACATTCCAAGAGAAAGCGGAAACATTGATACAGTGCCGGTTATGGTTTCAGAAAGAATGTGCAATATTGAAGACATTAAGGTGGGAAAATTGTATGAGGTTGTCGGTCAGTTCCGCTCTTATAACAGACATGAAGAGAAAAAGAACCGCCTGATACTCTCTGTGTTTGCCGTAGAATTGAATCCAGTAACTGAAGATGAATTTATTGGAGAAAACCATATTGACCTTGATGGATACGTTTGCAAAGAACCAGTTTATAGAAAGACTCCACTTGGCAGGGAAATTGCAGATTTGCTCATTGCTGTGAACCGAGCTTATGGAAAGTCAGATTACATTCCTTGTATTACATGGGGCAGAAATGCGAGATTTGCATCAACATTAGAGGTTGGACAGAGAGTGCAGCTGCAGGGAAGAATCCAGAGCCGTGAATATGTAAAGAAAATTAGTGAGGATAATTTGGAGCGACACACAGCTTATGAGTTATCAGCCAGTCGGATTGTACTGAGTATGTAATATGTGGTGCCGGAACAGCGAGGGCTATAAAGATTACACTGCTGGTATTGCAATATCGCATGCCAGCAGGAACGAACGAAAGGAGCGGAATATGGCAAAGAAAAGAAGCTGCCGCAGAACGGTAGATGAAGATAAAATCCACGAGAAGGCGGTTAAAATCCGCAAAATGACAGACGAGCAGTTGGTTCATTACGTGGAGGACAGAGTAGAGAAAGCAAGGAGTGAGGGTTTTCATCGTGGGAAAGAAGCTGCTCCTGCCAAGCCTGCGGTAAATATTGCTGCGATTATCGGAGAAATCGGCAGTGTAAAGGGCATTGGCACCACAAAGCTTGCGGACATAAAGGCGATTCTGAAAAAGCACCTGGGGGATTCAAATGGTTAGGGCATTTACAGTGCCGGGGGAGCCAAAAGGGAAAGGACGTCCGAGGTTTAATCCCATGAATCCTGCGGCACATCCAAGGACACCGGAAGCCACGTTGGTGTATGAGAACCTGATCGGATGGGAGTACCGGAGGCAGTGCAAGGGCAGCTTTCCGGAAAAGGTTCCTGTGATGATGCAGATCAAGGCATATTACACCATTCCGGCCAGCGCAAGCAAGAAAAGAAAACAGATGATGGCAAACGGAGAGGAACGTCCAACCAAGAAACCGGATATCGATAATGTTGTCAAGGTATATGCAGATGCGCTGAACCATCTGGCATACCATGACGATTCGCAGGTAGTGAGCATTACCTGTGAGAAATATTATTCAGAGGAACCAAGGGTAGAAGTTATTTTGAGTGATGCGGAGGAAGAATTATGAGGATCAATAAAAGTGAGCTGTCAAAGAAAATAGGACAGCTGAAAGGAATTGTACCATCAAGGACCACCATTGAGGCACTGAAAGGAGTTTTATGTTCGGACGGGTATTTAATCGCCTCAGACACAAATTTGACCGTTAAGGCGAAATTAGAGGGCATGGAGGAGGAAACAGAACCATTCATCATCCCTGCGAAAGCCTTTGATTTCATTGGCAGCCTTCCGGACGGGGAACTTGATATCAGTGTGAGCAAAGGAAACCTTGTTATCAAGACAGGAACGATCAAGAACCAGTTCAAGACGCTGGACGCAGAGCTGTTTGCCTACACAAAGAGCATTGATACAGACAAAGAGCCTGCCAAGATACCGGCATCGAAACTGAAAAAGGCAATTGACCATGTAATCTATGCGGTTGCGGCAAGCGGATCCAATCAGCAGATGCTTGGAATGTATCTTGAGTGTGTAGATGGAAAGCTGAATTTTGTCGGTTTGGACGGACACCGGATTGCCTGGGACTGTATCGATTACGAGGGAGAGTTTCAGATTATCGTGCCGAGAGCAGCTATGGAGAATGTAAAGAAGATGGACTTCGAGGGTGATGTCTCTATCTACCATGACGGAAATGGAGCATTATTCAAGTCGGAGGAATATGAGGTCTACACCAGAATTATCCAGGGCGAATACTTCAAGTACAAGAAAATGTTCATGAGTGGGGAAATGTTCACAATCATTGACCGCAGGGTGTTAATGGAAGCTATCAATCGTGCAAGGCTTTGCGGCTCGGCAGAAGACAAGGCTCCTGTAATCATGGACATGAGCGGAGACACCATTGGACTTACATACAGAAGCACCATGGCAGACTTTCACGAGGAGATTCCGGTAATCGAACCATTTGAGAAAGATTTGAAGATCGCCTTTGATCCGAGGCTTATGATGGACAGCCTCAAGGCTTTTGAATGTGACACAGTAACGTTGGAACTTACCTCGGCCAAACAGCCTGCTCTTATTAAGGCAGATGATAGCGATATGACAGCCCTGGTACTTCCGGTAAATTTCAAGGAGGCATAAATGGCAGGATTTACAGATGCAATGGCAATAGACGGAAAAGCAGTGATAAGAAAAATCCGCAATGGAAAGAGCCTGCGGAAAGGCGGAGCAGTCAATCTGGAGCAGTGTGATATTAAAATCACATCAACTGTGCAGGGAGGTATCGTTACATTAGAGATACCGGAGAAGAATCTGCTGATCACATGCAGATTACAGGATGTGCTGGCAGTCATATCAGCCGCCAATAAGGCATATCTGGAACAGCAATCAGGCACCAAGTTACCTCATGGTCAGGAATAATGTATATCACGAAATAAAACAGGGCGGTCGTGGTGCACCGCCCGGAAAGGAGAGTAATGGATCCGGAGGAAATGCGTAGAAGCCGCATTCATGTGAATTGCTGCATGGGTGCATACCGCAAAGACCATTGGTGCGGCAATCACACCGGCCATGAAAGAAAATATGAAGTGTCCGAAATGTGGAAGAGATACAGAATGGTTAAGAGCTCTGTCGAGGGTGGACAACAAGACGATGATCTGTGATGAGTGTGGAACAAAGGAGGCTCTGGACGCAATGGGGCTGACGGATGGAAGCTCCGTAAGGAAATCCATACTCGCATGTGTTGGCAGAGGTTCTACACCACAGGAGAGAGTTAGAGCAAATGTGCAGGCAACCGGTAATAAGTGGGCAATGGAGAACTTTAGAGATACACATAATTAAGATTTAGTGGAGGTAGTAATCATGAGTACAGGAAGAAAAATATTTGCAACAGCACAAATTGTTAACGGAAAAATTGTTATTGATTTGGGAGATACCGCAAATTATATGACAGTCAAAGGAAGCGATGGAATCATTTTTATCGTAGAGCGTAATTCAAAAGAGTTTGTTGAAGTTAAAGACAAAAGATATGAAAATTAGAAATTAGCGGAGGTAGAACAATGAGATACAGTATTGAAACAACAGAAAATGGTGTAAATGAAACATTAGAGGTAGATGGAAACTTATATAAAAAAGAGTGGGAGAGAGAGGGAAACGGTCTTTTTAGATGTAAACAAAAAGGCTTTGCAGATCAAATGGAAAATGATGGGTACGACAATGAACTATTACTTGAAAAAGTCGATGAGGTTTTTGATAGCTTCCTTGCCAGTTCTGTAGATGATATAAGAGACTATTTGGATGTGTAAACTGAACATTTAGACATTTGATCCGGAAGTATATCGGAAATGTAAGAAGTACTGAGCATGGTGAGAAGTTAGGACAGAACAGAGGAGTGTTGAAGATGGCGACTATAAAGCAAGCATTTAAGAAAAGGATCTGGGAATGCGCAGAAAAATATAAGCCAACATACCAGATAAGCTACATGGAAAATAAAGACATAATGGAAACAGAATTTACAGTTAACGCTGCATCAACAGCACAAAATGAATTGCAAGATTTTTGGAATGATTTTTGCAAGGATAATGGACTGAAAAAGAATTCTGTAGTTGCCGTTGTATGTGTTGGTTAACTTAGAATTTAGTGGAGGTAGAAGAGATGGGTGAATTAATTAAAAGACAGGATGCAATTAACGCAGTTATGCAAAATTACTGCTACGAATCTGACAGGATGACAGCATTACAAGAACTTCCTGTAATAACAGATGAAAAAATCAGAAACGAAGCAATTATAAACTATTCAGTTGCAGTGCTGGCAGAGGTTGCGGAACGTGCTAAACAGGAAGATGCACCAATTTATGAAGGAGATAAGGAAGTTGACCAGTGGGTGCGTTTATCAGATGTAGAAAAAGCAATCAATAAGTATTTAAACTGAACTTTAGGAGGAAAATGATATGGCAAATTTTGATGAAGATATTAGGAGAATCACAGATGAAATCCTATCGAATGGAACTGTTGATCAAATTATTAGGGAAAAGGTGGCGGATGGAATAGAAAAAGCAATAGCTAGTTCATTTAACTATGGAAAGCTTGAAAAGGCGGTCAAAGAAAGAGTTGAGCAGGTTTTAGTTCCGTTTATTGAGAACTATGATATGTCGGCCTATATAGTAAAATTAGATACCGTTCTTACGGAGATAGTCAATAAATCTAATCTTGTGGATAATAAGCAAATGTTGGAAAATTTCCGGTGTTTGATGAAAGAACCTCAGATAACGGAAATAAAATTAACGGACTTATTTAAGGAGTACAAAAAGTTTGTGGCTAGGAATATGGATACTTCTGGAAGAAAAGTCGAATGGGAGGAATCGCCAGAGTATGAGGCGATGACTGTTTATTTTGAATTTGAAGAGGATCTCGAGAGAAGCTGGAGTTCATTCAAGTATGCCACAATAGATTTCACAGTAGACGAAGAGGAACAGCAGGATGAACTTAATAGGACCATACGCTTATCCAAGTGGAACGAAGATAAAAAAAATGGTTGGGAAATACGTGTGGATACAACTCCAAATCTATATTCACTTAGAAATATGGAGGAGTTTGATTTGTTGCTTATAAAGCTGCAGAGAGCAGATGTTAGACTTGTTGCAGATGAATTAGGCGATGAAGATTATGTGTATTCAGATACTAAACCAGAGCCGACATATGAGTAACTATGAACGGTCAGCTAACATTTGATGAATTCATGAATATAACAGAGGAAAAGCCACCGGAACATAAGCGTGAGAGAGTTCCGATGGTGGATCCGTGTTACTACTGTTTATGCAGGTCGTGTATCAATAATGCAGAGAGCCTTACTGTTAATCCGGAAGAAGTGCCATATGACTGGCGCCCGTGCTTCTTTTGCGATATATGCAATAATTTTGATGGAGAGAGCCTAGAAAATATGGAAAGGGAAGAGTGCGAGGAGTATATGATAGACGATTATCACGCAAGGAAGAACAGAGAAAAACTAAGAGTTGTGAGGTGAAGTAAAATGCGAAAACCGATTCCAAAATCAGTGCGAAAGCTGGTGTACGCAAAGTATGACGGACATTGTGCGTACTGTGGCTGCAAAATTCCGGAAAAGGGATTCAATGTCGATCACCTGTATTGCCTGAGAAACTATGAGTACACAGAGGATTTTACAGGTATCGATGTGCATGATATTAAAAATTTCATGCCGGCCTGTGGCTCATGCAATCGTTATAAGGCAACCATGGATTTGGAAGAATTCCGGAAACAGCTCCAGAAGATACCGGACAGGCTGGCAAGGGATGTATGCACATATAATATTGCAGTCAGATATGGCATGGTACAGGAGAACAGAGAACCTATCAAATTCTATTTTGAGAAAATGGAGGAAACAGTGAATGAAGAGAGAAAAGCTTGAAACATACATAGGCAGACAGGTCAAGGTGCTGCTGTTTGATGGAAGAGCCTACGAGGGCTGTCTGCAGAAGACCAATACAGACGCAGTTAAGCATAATCCGAACCTATACTTGAAGCATAATTATTATGCATTGCTTGACAAGGGAGGGAACACTATGGGACCAATCTTCCGTTGCTCCCATGTTACGAGGGTTAAGGAGGTGGGCTGATGCAGGTACATAGGCTGGAAGACTACAGGATTCACAACAGACAAGGTAGGTCAAGAGGCACCGGAGGATATTACGTCAATCGCATGGGGCACAAGAAAGAAACAATGGTGTACTCGGTGTATTATGAGACCGATGCCGGAGAATTTTCTCCGGAGCAATGGCTTGAAATCATGAGAGAATGCGTAGCTGCATCCGGATCTGAGGCACTGTTACAGCGGATTATAGACCATGTAAAGGCAAGTTGCGTGTGGCTAAAGAAAGATGCTGAACGTGAAGAGTATGCTTTGGACATACTTGCCGGAAGAATTTACAGGCAAGGGCATGCGTGGAGCGACTTTTCGACAGAGGGTATCTCCGAAAACACAGCGTATGTCTTTGATTTCCAGGGAGAGAGTGCATGATATGCGAGAAATGCGGGCGAGCCTTAAAGGATGCCGAGAGCA